CTGCTGAGTTTTGATGGTGCAATCAGAGTATCAACAGAACCTAAGAACTCACATTCAAACTCAACTTTGAACTGTGCTTCGGAGGTGTTTGCAATTGTAGTCTCTTTCCACTTTGCATCTCTTCCTGGAACTTCTGACCAGTGAACATCAGTGGGAACATATTCGTTCTTTCCTTTTTCTGCATCATGCCAATACCTATAAAAATGGTTCATCCCGTGAGGGGTAGAAACCATAATTACTTTGGTGCTTTTACCAGAAGTAATAGTAGGATAAACAGATGCAAAGAACGAGTCAGCAATGTGATTTGGGACGAACGCGAATTCGTCGAGAAAGAGGATGTTAAACGACATACCTCGGACAGCACTTGCAGACGTAGAAGCTGCCAATATCTTACTGCCATTTTCTAATTCGATAGAACCTTTATTCCATGATATAATACCCTGCTGCATCCATTTTGGTAAATTCTCATAAGCAGTTGCAAGTCTCTGTAACAATTCCCTTGCAGTCGCTGCTTTGTTTGCCAGAATACCAATATTGACGCTATCATTAAAAATAAGATAGTGAAGTAGATAAGATACAACAGTCGTAGATTTGCCAGTCTGACGAGGCATCTTACAGATGTTAAATCTGTGCTCATGAAACCTATTAATTAGTTTCTCTTGGAAATCATAAGGATGAAACTGTGTTAATCCTTCATCCAGAGAAACAATTTTAATATAGTTATTTGCAAAATAAACAGGGTCATCTTTACATTTTACAAATTCCTCAATTTGCTCCTGAGTGAACTCAATAGGAGTATTTGCTTTTTTTAGTAGTGGATTACCAAGATATACGTCACTCATAGGAAATTAATTATCTACAATCAATAAATCAAACATTGATGAAACAGTTGCGTTACTTCCAGTATATGCCCTTACTTCAAGATCTGTTTTTTCTGGGAAAAACAATGGAATGCTGTAAGTAGTATGCATGTTACTATTATATAGATTTAATTCACTAGCAACCCTGAATACCCCACCAACTTGTTTCTGAAATAATCTAACAGTGTTTTCTTGGTTTTTATTCATAGTTGCAGCAAATGCTTTCAAGTAACCACTCTTTCCTGCAGGGATAGTATAGAAAGTAACTTGAGATTGTCCCATTCCTTCTGCAATTTGACAAGTAACTCCTACACTATGAGTAAAATCAATATCTCCTACATTAGTATTATCGTTATTGCCAGTTAATACAAATGCTCTATGAGTTCTTAAAAACTCTACTGTTCCAGCAACACCAACAGTACCATTTAAAGTAAAATCTTCTTCCACTTCATTATAGTTTGCATCAAGACCTTGAAGTCTGACTGTAAGTGCTCCCGTTCCTCCACTATCATCTTGAGAAGAACTAGAAGTTACTGTAATAATTCCTGCTGTAGATGGAAAAGTATATGCACCTCTTTCAGTCCAAACAGTATCATAAGTTGCTGATGTTGTTACTACTGCACCAAACTTATGAACATTTGCTATTTGGGTGGTGATGCCAGCAGCAATGTTTAAATCAAATTGTGTATCTCCACCACAAGCACCAATATTGCCGTACTTGTCGGCACACATATGAACTTCAAATAAAGTTCTTCCATCATTCAAATAATCTTGAATATTTTTATTCCACTGAGCCATAATCAGTCAATCCACTCTAGTTTTGAAGGATGATATCTCCTTGCGTTTTTAATGTTAAAATTCTTTTCTTCTGCTGGATAAATGTTTTGAACCATTGCTCCAGGATAATCTTTCTGTAGTTGTTCTCCAAGTTCTTGTTTGGTTGGAATACCATTCCTAGAAACCATTTCAAGACGATAGATACTACCCATCCAGGTAACATCTGCAACATAGTTCTCACCAACCTGTTTTGGTTCTTCAGGTTGAGAACTACCTACATTCAGGGTTCCATTAAAATCACCCTGAATTGTAATTGACTCTGAAATAAACTCTTTAAAACTTTTCATCAGCACTTCCAGCGACGACGGGCTTTACATACGGGTTTGTCTGGGGTTTTAGAGCAACTGATGTTATGCATGTCTTGCTGTCCCTTAGAGCGAGCACAGTAAGACTTTCTGCGCTTTGCATCCTTGCTCCCTTTCTTGGGATTGCCAGTTACGGCAGTCTTTAATTTAGAATCAGGATTTTCACGACGATATGCCTTAACAGCAGCAGGACTCATACCATCTGTCTTATCTTTTTTATTGACCTTCTGCCAATCTTCGTTAGTTGCTTGGAGTAAAGGTTGTCCTGGTTCATAATCAGAAACCATAAAGTTATAAACTCTTGCTCCTGGATAAACTTTATTTATTTCGTTCTGTACTTCTGCTTTATTGGGAACTTTTGTTTGTGGGAAGAAAATTCTAATGCTGTAGTATTTTCCTCTCCAACCAAAGTTGACTATAACAATATTTCCAGTTTTTGCTGGAAGTCTTACTGCTTCTTCAATCCCTTCACCCATTGGTTTCACATAGTTCTTATTTGGTCCTGGTTTTGCAGCACTACCACCACGATATCTCTTAGTTCCACATTCACAAGGTTCTTTACCACACTTAGAACAGCAGGATTCAGAAACCAAAGGATTTTTAATTACATCAATCACTTCAGCAAAAGTATTTCCATTTGCGTCTTCAATAGTGATGTTTTCCCCATAAAGTTTTGGACCTTTTGCTTTCTTTTCTGCCGCTGCTTTCTCTCCAGGATTAGAAGTATTTCTAGCAAGATTACCAATCTTTGCAGCACGCTTTTCTTTGTTGTGTGCTTTTGGATCAATAGTAAATGAACCTTCTTTTACACAACGATTATAAGTCTTTCCGAAGAGTTTCTGAGTTCCTGCTTTCTTATAACCTTTCCAGCACTTCTTGCCTGCTTCATCAAGTTCTACAAATCCATTTGCTTCTAATGCAGCAATTTGTGCAGGACTAAACTCTTCTTTCTTAGTAGAATTTCCCCAGTTATCTGCACCTTTCTTACGGCACTTCACTAATGCACCAGAAGCATAAGCACTTGGCCAAACTTTATAACGTGATTTGACCTTATGGTAGCAGGCATCTTTCTTGCCTTCTTCTACTGTTATTGGTTCAGCATTGTTATCCCAATAACTTGTACCATAAGCGCAGTCAGATCTTTTCTCTGCTTTCTTACACTTAGGACAATAACGGAGTTCTTCTTTTGCTTCAGTTGCCACGTTCTTTGCCTTCCCTCTTCTATCTGGATTCGGATCTTCTTTACGTTTTTTAGCAGCTCTCTTATCTCTTTCATCTTTGCTCATTGCTGCACGATCATCTGCATCACGACAATATGGTTTAGTGGTTTGACCTGGTTGTTTTGCACAAGGTTTTCCATCATACTTACCACCAGTTTGCTTCCATCCACCACCTTTAAACCAGTCGCGAAGTGAATAATCTTTGTCTTTAGAAGACTTACCGTCTCTCATAATTTCTAAGTATTATCCTTATTATTTATTCTTCTTCTTTGTTCTGCTTCAGGAGTTTGGACAATTCGGCAGTGGAACCCACAAACAAAGCATTGGTGACATTTGTAGGACCTTTCTTTGTATTATCTTCCTCAAGATCCTTAAGTTTCTTTTGAAGGTCCAATAGTTTATCTGTAGCATCACCAACACTCTTAATAAGTTGTCCAGCAACCTCATAAGCACGAGCAGAATCGCTCTCTTGTGCAAGTTCTAAAACTCCATCAAGTGCTTCCTGCCCCTTCTCAATAATAGAATAAAGATTACCTCTCGTATATTTGTAATCTTTATCAATGTCTACAACAACATCTTTGACCTTATCACCAAGATTTTTTGCTTCAACTTCAACTGCTTCAACTTTTTTTAATTCCACAGGTTCCTCATCTTTTGTATTAAAAACTTCATTTAGATTTTCAAATTGATCTTTCATAATCAGAAGGTAGTATCAAATCCAAAACTATCTCCAAATTCTATGAGAGAGTTGTCTGCAGATGTGATAAGTTTAATATCGGTTCCCAATACATGCTCAGTAATTGGTGTTCCATAAGAACCCCTTTCTACTTGAATTTCATTTCCATTGACATTTGTAACCTTCATGGTTTCTCCATCAATAGTAATAAATTCGTTGACAATTAGTGATGAAGCATCAGCAACACTAAAGATGTCTGTAGCAATCTCTAAATCGCTTGAGAGAGTAGTTACTACGTTATCTGTATAACTTTGTGTCGCAACTGGAGTTGCTCTATATGTAACATCTCTGACTGACCCACGGGTATCTCCAGCAACATAACCAATAGATACTTTTTTGATAATATCCTTGGAAGTATCTGATGGAACTGGACCAAATAGATATGTCTTCGCTGTAAATCTTAATGTGTAAATAAGTGCTCTTCTGCTGCTATAATCTCCTTCATAACTGTCTTCAAAATTAATATTATTCAGAGTAAATGGAACATCCTTTTTTTCTCCAATAGCATCTACTAAATCTATAGTTAAAGTATATGCTGGTTGGAAATATGGGAGAATTTGCTCTATAATTTGTAGAGCATCATCATTTTGTTTTGTCATAATGCTAAGTTCAAATTCCATATTGTATGGAACAGGCATAAAAACTTTAGCAACTTTAGAATTGTCAGTTTTTAATGGGACTAAAAATGATTGGGTGGTAGTAACCTTCCTTGAACTATCATAAGTCAATCCAGTAAACTCAAAAGACATTCTTGGTAATGTAATTTGAACTGGATTGTTCAAATCATCTGGAGACTGATTCAGTCTTGCCAGAAATTTTTGAGTAGGTCCATACGCTAGAGGAACTTTAATTTGGGATACAATTTGGTTAGAACTATTTCTCTGCTTAATGATGATGTTATTGAAGAGAGTTCCAAAACCAATTACAGTTCTTCTAAGAATCTCGTGATAAAAATACTCAAACATTTTCTCTCGTTAAATAATTTTTTAAGGCATTCCAAACGGATTTGTTTCTGTGAAATCTAAAATACCATCTGCTTCAGTTTGAATAATCTTATTATCTTCATACTGACCAGCTTTGTTAGTAGAATCTCCAGAATCTGCTAGGTTATCTGTATTTAGTATTCTTAATGCGTAGGATGCGCCAGATTCATCTCCAACTAAAGATTCGCCATTTGTAAAGTCTCCATTTATGTTGGAAACTTCTAGAACATTTGTAACAGCGTTCCAAGATTTGACCCTTCCAGTAACTCCACTAGACGAACCAGTAACAATCTCATTGTAAGTATAAGTTCCAGAACCACCAAGAGAAGTTGGATCTGAGATTACAACTGTTGGTGTCTCTGTATATCCATAACCAGCATTAATAATTCTTATTTCTGTTATAGTTCCTGCGGCACTTACAACTGCATATCCTTGAGCAGAAGTGGAACCGATACCAACAAAAGATACTGATGGTGATGTTACATATCCTCCACCACCGTCAGTAACTGTAATAATACCAACTACTCCATCATTGATATATGCAGTTGCTTCTGCTCCAGTTCCTGGTTCTCCATCAGTGAAGAAAAGAACTTTAGGTGCTACGGTGTATCCAGAACCTGCATTTCTAAGTTCAACACCTTGAACCATAATCTTCATCTTATCATCTGGTGTGCAGGAGATAAGTCCACCAAGCATGGTTGCAATACCAACAGCAGTTGTTCCTCCATCTGGTGCTGATGAAAATGCCACTCTAGGGACTTTGAGATAGTCCTGACCTCTATTAGTTACTTGGACATACTGAACGCCACCATTTATAATATTTGCTGTTGCAGTCGCAGTAGAACCTGCACCAATCATCTGCAGGGTTTGAATATATCCAATATCTTCTGTATTATCATCAATAAATTCTACATCAGTATCAATATCTTCGTCTTGATATCTGTAGAGTTCGCATTTCAACTCATACACATAATTTTTCTTGAGTTGATAAAATGGTTGCTCATGCTCAACATACTTAATTTCAAATAATCTATCTCCTAGTGGAAAGTAAATTAAATCACCTTCTTTTGGTCTACTAGTGAGTTTTGCGTCTGGTATATCTTTTGATAATGGTCCAATATAGTTTTCATATCTCTCTTTAGAAATAATTAAAGTGAGATCATCAATTTCTTGTATTCCAAACTTTGAAAGAAGTGTTCCTTGCCCACCATATCCATCATAAGTATCCACATATGCTTCAATTGGGTAAGCATTTCTAAATTCTGATTCAACAACTTCTTTCATTATGGTTTTTTCAGTCACATATCTTCTAGGAAGATAGTAAACTTCTACACCATAAATCTTTAACTGTTCGTTGATAAGATCCTGAACAAGACCCTGTTCTCCCCTAGAACCTTGAAGAAAAAATGGATTTAGCATTAGTTTATCCGATCATATCTAAAGGTGGAAGTTCATAAGTTGAAGACATTTGATCCATGATTACATCAAGTTCTCTTTGCCCATCATCATAAATTTGTCTTCCATTTAACTCCACCCCACCAGGAAGTTTGACTCCCTGGAATTTAATTAAGTTTTGACCCCACTGACGTTTGATCAATGATGTAAGATATTTCTTAAGAAATGAGTCATTCCAGACCTGAGAATAACTAGAAGGATCCATCATTCTATAACAGTCAATAACAAAGTATTCTCCTGCTGTTACACTAGACCAATCAATATCCAAATATAATCTATCTTGTCTTTGATTGAATCTTATTTGCTTTTGTGTAGTAAGTAAGAAATCAATATCTTCCAAATATGTTTTGGTCATAGCATAAGTAAGAAGTTCTGTAGAACCCCAGTAGTAAATATCATTCAAAAATAACTGATATTTAATACTAAACATTCCACTTGAGATGGAGTTTGATCCACCAAAAGTAAATATTTTATTTACGCCAATAACAGAATTTGGAACTTGTAAATAATTGCTATTTTCATAGAAATTAAATGTTGTTCCTGCACCAACAGCAGAAGTTGATGCTATTCCAACACCAGAAAAACCTGTTGCCCTACCTCTATCAATATCATCTTGTGTTATTTGATATTTTAAGAATGTAGGATAAACTCCATTAAAATGTCTCTCTTGAAAGTACTGAACGGCATCATCTACAAGATCTTCAATCTGCTCTTGAGCAACGTTAATCTCCAAAACTGGTGCTCCCAGTTTTCTTAGGCAGTAATCTATTAACTCTTGTCTCGTAGATGGTTGTGCCATTATAGTTTAGTTAAGACTTCTTGTTGTTTAAAATATAATTTCAGATAAGACTTTGCTACATTCTTCAAAGTATCTAAATCTTCTATACTATCTATGTCTCTAGAAATCTTCTCATATTCGAAAGATTTGGACACTGTATTCAATTCAATTTCATTTGGATTCATTTGCAATACTCCTCAATAAAGATTTAATTTCACTAAGATCTTCTTTCATTGAAGATACTTCTTCTTGAAGATCTTTTATTTTTTTAGTTTCGGATAGTTTTTGCTTATAGGATTCAATATACTTTTTGTAGTTTTCATAATCCGTATTCACTATCCCGTTAGAGAATGAATCTCTAACGAGATGGTTTTTATCCTTTACCTTTATGTAATCCATATTATTCTGTTGGTTTTATAGTTGCAATTGCTCTCAATTCTTTAACTTCTGGCGGTACTGCCTGATTTTCAGATGCCATTACAATCTTAATAGAAAATGCATCAAACTCTGGCAAATCATCTACACTATACTCATAATCTCTAAAGGATGGATTTGATGTTTCAATAATCTTACTATCAGAAGATCCATCATTCAACGAATTATCAATAACTCTCTTTATTCCCCGACCATCTACTTGATAATTAGAATATCCTGGGAATAATTCGTAGTTTTGAGAAATTTCAGGAGAATCAGATCTAAACAATCTGTAAAGAACTCTAACATCATTTTGATTAGTTCTACTTGCCGAAAGAAGAACTTTGAGAGAGTTTGCTGGAAGTTTTAATCTAACTGGTTTTGAGATATAAATGGTAGAATGATCATCATCAAACAAAGTCCTAGTATTATCTGAAGTTGCATATGTAGAATTGTCTCCAATTCCATTAGGATTATTGACCAAATTACTAGTTAAAACAACATTAGTTCTAATCAAATCGATAACAGGAGAAACTAAAGAATTATTAGTCTTCATCAACATTTCCATAGTCAAAGACTTGGATCCTGGGGATAAGGTTCCGATATTCTTTTCTTCATTTACCTTGGAGCAAACAACTCTAGGTGTTGGTAACAAATTGATTCTTCCGATAGAAATATCTTCAAATCCCAAATCACTAAATGAATTTTCATTTCCACCAACACTAGTTCCAGCAAAAGATCTCAATCTAGCATCCATTGTTGTCTGTGAAGGAACTATGGTTGCAAAGTTAGGAGTAATCGCTTCATACTGAATATTGGAACTTAGGTTTGTACCTGCTCTTCCTTTTTGAACAGTTTCTAAGAAATATCTATCATTTGTCCTATCAACACCAATAGAAGTACCTTCAAAATCGGTAGCACCCATTTCAAGTTTAATATGATAACTATTGAGAGTAGTTGGATGTTTGGTTTGGTCTACCAAAGAAAGATTATGAACTTTATTGATTCTTCTTAACGAAATTCCATTAAATTCATACTTTTCGACTTGAGATCCAATAGCATAAGTTGGAGGTTTTACATCATTAACTGATCTTTGAGAAATCTGGAGGGTATTTCCAGTAATTCCAGTATATTCAATAAGTTCTTTTCCGATCAATGCATATCCAGGATTTCCTCCATCAACAGCATATCCCTCAAAAGTACTAAATCCACTAGCATCTTCCAAAGTAACTGATTGTTCCGAAGCACTAAGTTCCGTAGTAGTTTCAGATAAAGTTCCTCCATCAAAAGTAGGTCTCATATCAGAAATTCTCAAATAGTTTTCTGGAGAATGCATTCCGTGATTTGCATGATATATCTTTATATGAAGACCAGTGTTATATTGATCGTCAATTACACTGGAAGGAATTACTCCAGGACCAACAAAAGTAGTTATGCCTGAAGAATTTATATAAGAAATTGTAGTAATACCAGTAGAGAACTGACCTTGTATATCACCAATTATAAAAGTATTATTTGATGCGATAGAAGTAACTTGGAATCTTGCTCCAAAACCACTATTGATTGATGCATTTTCAGGAATTTCTAAAACATCACCAACAGAATATGCGTTTCCACCACTAGTAATAGAAATCACATTCACTTCACCATCAGAATTAGTGGTCAAGTCTGCTACTGCTCCAAATCCATCTCCAGTTACTGTTTCCAGAGAAATATTTGATAAAATTGCAGAAGAACTATAACCAGTACCAACATTAAGAACGGAAGCACCAGAACCAACTGAAATGTCTCCACCTATCGATAATAAAGTTCCAGTTGCAGTTCCTTGAACTAAAGATACACCAGGAACAACATTTACTTCATCAAATCCAGTATTACCAAGACCAACAACTGATTTTTTAGAAATCGGAAGTAGTTGATTTGCCCCAGTTACAGTTACTTTTTTGTTTGACTTTGAAAGAGATGGATTGAAAAATCTAGCCAATCCTTCAGATACAAAATTCGCCCTGTAAAGTTTATACTTAAGATCTTCAAGTTGAGAAGGAGTCCAAACTGATCCATTCTGTGACTTAAATAAACTTCCTAAAGTATATTGTGCTGATAATTTTATTCCAGTAGCAATATCATTCTGTCCCAACTCAGAAATAAACACTCTATAATTTGGACTTCCCGAAAGAAGAACAATAGCATATTCTGATGCTTGCTGAGATCCAATAGGTGCTTGTCTAGTTTGTACTTCTCTAGGACCATTTAAATATACTGGAGATGGGAATCTTATTCTAGTAGGAACAGATCCATCTGTCGAAAGATTAATTTGACTTGGTTCTAAAGTAACTTCTGAGAATGGAACCACTAATGTACTAGGAACACCAGCAATCATTGGTCTGATTTGGAATGTTACGGGGACTTGATTATCCTTTGTTTCAAAGTAAACATCACACGATGTTAAGAAAATTCCAGAAGCATCTTGTACGTAGAATGATTGTGCCAGTGGATCCCACATCTCCCAAGATCCAAAATCACCCTCTGGAACACCTGCAATAGTATTAGTTGTAGTGGTAGTTGTAGTATTGGTTGTAGTATTAGTAACGGTAGTTGTATTTCGTACTCTTTCAGGAACTATCGTAATATTTCTTGTTGTAGTAATTGTTGTTTCTTCAATACTAATAATTCCCGACGAAATATACTCTGCTTCCGCAGAACTTTCATTAACTCTTTGATTTGGTATAAATTCGTCAAATACTAATCCAAGATCACTTAAATTTGGAGTATCAATAACAGTAAATGTATTTTCTCCATTTATCCATCTTGGATTTCCGACTACATTTGGATCTGGTATGAATATCGAACCAAAAAGTCTTCCTGCATTATCTGAAACTAATCTTACTCTACTAACTTTCGCTACAGCACCAGAAGTATTTCCAATGAGTGTCATTTCTTCCTTAACTAAACCAAAAAACTCAGTTTCTGCGGGAAGTTGAAGTGCAAGAGTATCAACGTTTAAGAAAGTTGAAGATTCGCTGTAATCATCTTCAATTGTTTGTTGAGTATAAGGATTTAATGTATAAACACCAGGATCAAAAGCAGGAGACAATCCAGTAGGAGCTATATTGCCATTATTATCAATTTCTACCTGTTGAATATTATTTTCAAATTCGGATCCGTCAAAAGGTCCTGTTTTATGATTTGGTTTACATAATCTAAATGTAATTTGTGCCTCTGTATCAAAAGGACCACTGACAACAGTTTCTCCAATTTCAAATTTACCCGAAATCATTTCAATTTCAAGTAATTTTGGAACAACATAATTGCTGATATCAATACCTTCAAAGAAGGGATAAAATCTGGTAACAGGTCTTAGACCACGAACATCAAATTCAACATTTCTACTTCTAGCAAATCTTACTGGTTCTGTAAAGTTTGAAATAGATTCTGATGTAGACTCACTTATTGTTATTTCTGGAGGAATAGTTATTGATGTTGTTGAAGACTGTGTTGATACTTCTTGTGTAGTAACTACGTCTACAGTTGTATCTATTACAGTACTATCACCAAAAGTGGGTCTGCCTCCACGAGGATCAAATATAATTGTATTCCAACCACCACCACCACCTCTATCGACTCTTTCGAAGAAATCGAAAGCAGCATCTGGAGGAAGTAATTGATTGATTATGTCTCTATCTTGTTGCGTAACACTGTCAAAATTTACGGTTATTCGCAACTTACCATCATTGGTAATTCCATTACCCCGATTGTTTCTATCGCTTCTGTTACTATTTAATACTCCTGCTGGTGAAATTGTATAACCACCAATTTGCGTAACACCATTAAGAATTGCTTGTGCGTTTTCTATCCACAACTCTGGTGATGTTCCTGCTTGAACATTGGGGGCATCTACAAAAACTTGCTCATCTACAACAACATCATTTACTATTGTTATATTTTCATCAGGAAGTACATTAATAGTTTCATTTTCTACTGTATTATTAACTGTTCTAGCAACTTCTTCAATCCAAGAATCAATTGGTGGAGTTAAAGTTACAAATCCTTCCCAATATCTCACCAAAAATGGAGTAACACTTTCAGTCTTTGATGCATATGGTTGTTCATAATATACAACTTCATCATAATCTAATGTTACCAAATCACCAGTTTTTCTAATTCCGGGTGATCCAAGATCAGTTACATAACTCTTATCTACATTTGGATTAAATGTAGTTGCAGCTCCATCAATTGCTTCAGAACCCAACTGCAAATCCAAACCTGTCGTATAATTTCTTGGTCTTATAGAAGATTTGCTAGTATTATTAGATATTCTTAAGGAAGGATTATTATGATCTTGATAGTCACTAGTTGTAAAGTTATCAACAAAAAATCCACATTTAAATCTATCGAGACCAGTTTCCGCATCCCTAATCGATAATGTTTCAGTCTTTAATTCTAATAAGTTGAGAGTTGTGTATCTCTCAAGTCTATCGATCCTCTCTTCCAATAAGGAGATATCTTGCATTCGATATCTCTTATTCTCTGTCATGTCAACAGATACATTCTTAGTATTGAATGTATATGGTGGAATGTAGATATTTGCAATATCTAAAGAATCTGTTTTGGAATTTGGAATAAGGGGAGAATCTGATGGGATTCCTTCAATGATCTCAAATTTTCCATCAGGATTCAATATGACTTTATCAATTCTTCCAATATAGTATGAATAGTTTAAAGTAACGTTTTCTCCAGGGGCAATAATGTAATTAGAATATTGACCATCAGAAGAAAAGTTTCTTGAATCGAATTCAAATGGAGATTTAGTTGAAGATGAAAATGGACCAACTCTTGGTCTAATATCAATAAAATCAGATAATCTTGTATTATAATAAGATGGAATATTATGCTTAAAGTTATCTACACTATAACTATTAACTGTGATAACTTCTCCAGTATCTGAAGAATCTATAGTATAATTTTGGAATACAACTTTTAATTTTCCTTTTGGTTCTGCTACGTTTCTTTTTCTAACTATTCTAGAATAATCATAGAAAGTAGGTCTTTGTCCACCATCTAAAAAGTAGTTACTAGTAATATTTTTACTTCCTCTTAATTTGGAAGATAAAATTCCTTCTATTGAAGAATCTTTACCAACAATTACTTCCCCTATTGTAAATTTAAAAGTATTTAATGGTACATATTCTAACTTATCACTGTCAATTTTTCCAATTAATATAGCAACAGCCCCAGAGGATTTTCCTCTAATTTCTTCACCAACAATAAATTCTAAATTTGTATTTGATGGACTACTAAATGAACTTAAAGTCAAGTTTGGTAAAATTGGATCTGAAGTATCATTAGATTCATAAATTCCTATAAATCTAACTACATCAGGGACATTTAAACTTATTTCTTTATCTTGAACTCTAGTTCCATAAATTTGACTGTAGTTCAATCCATCGTTTAAAGTAGTAGTACCAATACCAGATGATACCAGTTTAGAGTTTTCTATTACAATAGAAGAAGTTTTATTTAACTTTTTAGATTTTGAAGTTAAATCTAAGTTTTTAACTGTAGCAATCAATTCATAATCACCAGAAGATTTGGCGAGATTTAAAAGCGTGACAGTTTTGCCAGAAGCACCTAAATTTAATTGATCTCTCA